TGTCACCTCAGCTCGTCACGGTAAGTGGCAGACTTTCAACGGTGACTGGCTCGAGTCCTCTCGTATCAATCTTGCACCACGTTCTCCCCTAGCCGCATCCATCCGTGATTTTGACCTCGAGCAACTCGTAGACGAGATTAAGAAGTGGAAGCCCGGTAAGGCAGATAAATTTAGCGGTGGAGACGGAGCATACGTCCACGTTGGAGCAGATAAGCAACTCGGTAAGAAAGCCGCATCAGGTGGTACCGAGCAGACCATCCGACGACACCTCGAGGGGACTGAGCAAAGTATCCATCGTCTTGACGGTCTCCGACGCTACGGACTCAGCATTGGCACAATTGTTATCCCAGAAGTTGGTGACCACGTAGAGGGTAACACCTCACAGAACGGGAAGCTTCAGGGTCAGGCAGCATCAGACCTTGGTCAGACTGAACAGGTTCGCGTCGGTCGTCGACTCCTCCTCCAGCAGATTAAGACATTTGCAACTAAGGCGGACAGAATTATTGTTCCTGTTGTAAACGGTAACCACGACGAGGTTACTCGTCAGGTAGCTGCAGACCCTTCAGACGGTTGGAACGTCGAGATTGCATCAGCAGTTCAAGACGCTTGTGCAGAAAACCCAAATTTGGGACACGTAGAGTTCCGATTCCCATCTTCGGGACACCAGACGCTCACCACAGACATCAACGGCTCAATGCTTGGTCTGTTCCACGGGCACCAGTTCTCCTCCGATGTGAAAAAGTACCTCTCGGGTCAGATGCTCGGGCAGACTGCTTTGGGTGGCGCTGATGTGTGGATTTCGGGGCACTACCACCATTTCAAGACTCTAGACATCGGTCACCGATTCTGGGCACAGGCTCCAACAATTGACCCCGGTTCAGACTGGTTCCGCGACCGCGCAGGTGACCAATCAAAACCCGGAATCCTGACAATGGTCATTGGTGGAAGCTATGACCCTCGAGAGTTCCTCGGAGTTATTCCAGTTGCGTAAGACGCTTCTCTTTTAGGGCAATATAAGCTTCTACAGCATTTGCACTTGTACGACTAACCCACTGGAACTCGCACACAGAGCATGTAACAGTCTTTCGTGTGGTCCATCGACCACCGCCCGGAATATCAATTTCTCCAGTAACAAGGTTGTCTGTGTCCGCTCCGCAGTGTAGGCAGATGGGAACTTCGCCCTCCCGAGTGCGGCGAATCTCCTGACCCTCTTCAGAGAGAGACAAGGTCATACGAATCTCAGTCTCGTCACGACCGCCCCAGACTCCCCAGATTTCCTTATTGTCTAGTGCCCAAGATAGGCACTCTCGACGGACAGGACAAGCTCCGCAAATTATCTTTGCCTGAAGAATGTCCTTGGGGTCATCAGAAAAAAATGTGTCTCGAAAGGTGAGCATCTTTGGCTCAGCGCACTTCGAGTTCTGCTGCCAACCTAGTGGTCGGTCAGCGTATTGATTATCCAAAAGATACCTCTACAAAAGTGGCAGGAACAACATCATCCGCGATGTCCCCATAAAAAGTTTCGCCTTCACGGTCACAAACTGTGTGCACAACGTCACCGTCAATAATTCCTATGTAGCCTTGCGACACAAGACTCCAGTTTTCAATCATGCGATATGCCTGTCCAATAGAGTCGACAACTCCATCTCGCTGGATGGCAGACGCTAAAGCCCGAGCAACAACAGGTTCATCTAGAGATACGTGGCCTTCTGTGACGTATGTAACGCTCTGGTAGACAGCGCTTGTGTACCCGTCACCTTCCCACTCACTCCAAAGGCTGTCGCCTTTTCTGCTGAAATTCATATACTAAGTCTACAGGTCATAATATACAAAAAGGGCTAACTTGCAATAAATTTTGCAAGTCAGCCCTCAGTGTTTTTGTTTTTTAGCGGATTCGCTTTTCTAGAACCTCAGGGAAGAAAACTTCACCATCAATCAAAGGCTCTACAGCGTCATCCGAACGGAAGACAACTCGACCGGAACGAACAGCAACAATGCGGCCCACTCGTCCATTAAGTCGACGACCTTCGTCGGAGGCAAACCCGTCACGCTTCACACGGACACGGTCACCCACAGAGAACTGTCCACGCATTGCAGGAACCCAGATACCGTCACTCTCAGGCTCCACGATTGGATGCCCCTGAGCAAGGCTTGAGAACATTTCTAGCGTCTTAGAAGCCTCGTCAGGCTCCATTGCCTCAAGGGTCTTCCAGAACTCCAGAAGCTTGAGTACAGCGTTACCAGAACGAACTTGTGCACGAGCTAGGGTCAGCTGTTCGCGGACCCACTCGTTGTCGATTTCTGACATTTAATTTCCTTAGAGATAAGTATGGGGCTGAGTCCTTACGAACCCAGCCCCAGTTGTTCCAGTTTAGAACGGAGGTGCAGGGGGAGCAACCTCACCGCTTGCTGCTGGAGCAGGAGCCGGTGCCGGAGGTACTGCCGCAGCAGGAGCCGGAGCCGGAGCAGGTGCAGGAGCTGGGGCAGGTGCCGCAGCCGCTACAGGAGCTGGAGTAGCTGCAACATTTGCTACAGCAGGTAGGTAGCGCTTGATTTCATTGCGCTTCTCACCGTTCCACTCACGGGTACCAATCTGTCCACGGAATGGACGGTTCAGCATTGCCTGAGCAATCTGGTCGCTGGATGGGTTCTGTGAGAAGAACTCCTGACCAAGACCAAGTGCGCCCATCTTGCCGAAGAAGATACCGAGAGCAGTTGAATTGCCCTCAGAGATAACGAGGTTATCCCAGACACGGCGCTTTGCATGTGCACCAGCCTGAATCTCAGTTGTTACCTTGAACATTGGCTTACCAGTCTGAGTGGTAACTGCCGATGCTTCAATGACCTTGAGGTCATAGTCGCCATCGGGAAGTGGCTCGTAAGAATTACCAGAAGCCGAAGCCTCCTTGATAAGTTCGCCCCAGTTGAGCTGACTCATGTTTGTCTTCCTTCTTTATGTAGTAGTTGTTATTCCTGTGGTGCCTTGGAACCGAAAACCAAGTCTAGCATACGCTCGACTCCAAGGTTCTCCTGCTCCACGACCGAGCCAAGACGACCTTGGACTCGTTCTCCTGCTTCGTACCTATCTGTACGTTCGACGAGCATACGACGAACTTTGTAAGGTGCTTGCATGGGGTCGGGGTTTGGTACGGACTCAATCACGATGGCACCTAAGATGTCATAGAAATATGGAGCCTGTACCTTCAGTGCACCCTGTAGGTAGGGGTGGTAACGACCATCCTTATCTGGGCTTGCCATCGCAGTGAGGACAATAGCCTCAAGCGGAGCAACGGGGTGCATTGTGAGGTCACGAATGTCGCGCAAGAGAGAGCCGAGACGACGAAGAACTTCGCCCCACTGCTGCATCTTAATTGCCTCGACACCAGCAATCTGGTCAAACAACTTCACCTGCAACTCCGAAATGGAGTCAATGATGAGGCTCTTGAATTGGTGCTTACCTAGCTGTAACCATTGGTAAGCCTTGAGTACCGTGTCATAGTCGTGAACGACTACTACACAGGTGTCCCAAGTACCGTCTGCAACTGGGGGTTCTTCCCGCATGGGGTCCCAGTACTTGACGTTGATAGGGAGGAATCGGTGTCCACCCTCTACGTCAAGCATCAGACGAGGGTACGGTGCCGTCGCGGCGAAAGTAGATTTACCTACCTTTGATTCACCGTAGACGAGCATCGTCAGCGAACGCTGAACTTCTGACACTATTCGCTACCTTTCTGTTCGTTAGTCCCATAATACGCATATGGGTCGGATTCTGCAAACATCTCAGAGATTGCATTTTCTGCGGCACTACCATCGTCGATGAGAGGGCACACAGAGAAGAATGGACATTTCCATGTACAGTCACGGCTTGGGCTTGGATACGCCACCTCTTGGTGAGCGGTCCCACTATCAAGAGCGGTCTTGACACGCATCAAATCAGCAACGGTTCCATGGAGGCGTGTCCAGAAAGAACGCATTGAGAAGATGTTGTGTCGGACTTCAAACTGGTCGTAGAAAGGAGGCTTAGCATTAGCTGTGCGCTTTACCTTTTTGAGGAGAGTAAAGATGCCTCCCTCAGACCGTTCATCAGTCCCACCGTTCTTGTGTTGCTCAAGAAGCATGTAGGTGAGGATTTGCTCGTTCATATGAGCCGTGGAGTAGAACTGGTCGAATGACCCACCCACAGTCTTGAAGTCACGGAACATACGTACACCGTCACCTTTGCGGCGGACACGCATATCAATTTTTCCTTGAAGTTCGACCTCGCCATTGAACATTGGCATGTTGAGGACTTCTTCAGTAGAAATCATTTCAAGCTCAGAGTCAACACCCTCATCGTCCACCCACTGGAGGTAACCCTCGAGCATAATTCGACCAAGGTCTCCCTCAGAGTCCAACTCACTAGGGTCACGCCCATCAAGAGCAATTGCTTCGCGGTCAATCTCAATGAGGTTGGCGTAAGCATCCAGTAGTGGAATGTCTTTGGAGTAGTACTGGTCTAGAGCCTCGTGTACACGAGAACCTAATGCCAACGGCCCAGTAAACTTGACCTGCTTTGGCTTGAGTCGACGGTAGTATGACAGCCACCACTTACGACGGCAGTCCTTGAATGTCTGAATCTCAGAGTTAGAGAGTGTATAGACCTCTCCAGTCTGTCGGTGTAGTGTCACTTGCTTCCCTTCCTATTCTCCTTGAGCAAGGCAAGAAGCTGGTTCTTGTCTTTCACAACCTCTTCGAAGCTGTGTGCCTTACCTTCAAGTACTTCACGGACTCGCTCTTCAACAGTGTTAGAAGTTACGTAGTC